CCAGCCAAACAACCACCAAAGGACACAGAATGACCCTCAACCTCACACCCTCACAGAAGGCTCTTTTAGCCTCCTACGGACGCTCACTGCTCGCCAGTGCTGTCGCTACATACACAGCGACACAAAGCCCGACAGCGACTCTCAACGCAGTCTGGGCTGCAGCCATCCCCACAGCCATGCGTTACTTCAACCCAGCAGACAAGGCCTTCGGTCGTGCCTCGTAAGTACCCCTACTACCCAGCATGGGACGGCAAAAAGACACAACCAGTCACAGCCAAACTTGTTGATCTATGCAACCGACGTTGGAAAACAACCAACCTCGGAACATACGTCAATCGCCAGATGCGAGGCTCAGACAACCTCAGTGTCCATGCGACAGGGTTCGCAGCTGACATCAAATACAAAGACGAAAAGCAAGCGCGTGAAATGTGGGATTGGTTTCTCGGCAAATCAGAGCTGGGCGAACACTCCAAGATTCTTGGCATCTGCGAGATTCACTGGTACTCGTTTGGTGACTACGGTGCTGGCTACCGATGCTCACGTGGAGAAGGCAAAGCAGGAGTCAAAATCTTTACAGCTACAGACAACGCAGGCCCCGGTGACGGCTGGCTGCACATTGAGGTCGCAGACCAAACCCCAGAAGCTTTTGAAACTGCATGGCGTTCACTGCCCAAACCTCAAAAGGACGCATAGCACCTTCTTGCCTTTCGGTGCTTTGCTAGGTGGATGGGGTAAGTTCTCCGACTCCCATCCACCACCACTCGCAGATTGTTTGCTAACTTGCAAACATTCCAAGCAAGGGAAAAGGAGACAACAATGTTCGATGATCTGCCACTGTTCAGACTTAGCGACCCGGTAACCAGTCGAGAGGGTGCAAAGGCTGTCAAGCCACGCAGAACCTCACAGGCGATGTTGCTACTGGCTGAGTATCAACACAAGCCACTCACAGACGAGGAAGCAGGCATGGCATCAGGCCTCGCCTACAAGACCAAATGCTGCTACTGGAAACGATGCTCAGAACTACGAGCACAAGGTTTCATCACAGACACCAACACGACGCGCATGTCCACTGCAGGGTCAGCAATGATGGTTTGTGAAATCACAGCTGCAGGACGCGAGGCACTCCGATGACCGACCTTCAATTCTTCCAGACGCTTATCTGTGGATGGCTCATGCATGCAGGCTGGGCATTAGGGATGAGGCTGTGGCGCAACCCACCAATCCCACGCACCATCGAATACATCTCAGAAGATGACCGGACACTTGTCCAAATGTTTACAAACCACAAAGGCCTGATTGAGCATGTGCAAGTCGCACTACGTGGTGATCGCCACGGCTCATGGGGGCTGACAACCAAAGTAGAGAGAGTTGATTAGAAGAGTATGTCTAACGGCAATAATCATCGCGCTAACCATCCCAGCGCAGGCGCAAGCCAAAGAGGAATGGAATCACCCGATGCCGAAATCTTGGTATTTAGACCTCGCTCGCTGCGAGACCGGCAATCGGACAACACACTCAACGAGGTCTTATGTGACAGCGTTCGGGATTTACCGTCGGACATGGGACAACTGGAACGACACCCCAGCATCAAGGGCTCACTTACTAACGTTCGCTCAACAGGCGCGAGGCGTTGACAGGATTGCTTTTTATGGTCACACTGAGGCTGGCAAGTATCGCTATCCGGTCGGGTTGTACGGCTGGGGTGCTATCAAACACAACTGCAACGGCCTGAACGATCAGCTGTGCAAGTCACGACACCCCCATGTGATAAAAATAAGGCGTTGCAAGTAATTGCAAACACAAAAGGAGAACAAATGAAACAGGACACAGTCACCGTGGCTGTCAGGCTGAGCCGAGCAGACCACGACCTACTATCACAGCGCGTTGGCAAGGACGGCAAACGAATGTCAGACATCGTGCGTCGATGCCTCGAACCACAGCTGGCGCAACTTCGAGCAATCGCAGCTGCAGAAGCAAAGAAGGCAGAAGCCAAAGCAAAGCGTCTAGCCAAAAAAGAAGCGCAAACAAATGCACAGTGAACACATGCAGATACTTGGCATGCTCTCTGTGAAGCTAGAAGCCGAAATGCGCTTTGATGAGCGTGACGCTGTCGAGTACGCCATCAGCAAACTCATCGTCAAGAAGGACGACCCGAACGCACTAGCACAGCTCATTCTGGACGCTGCAAAACAAGCTTCAGACCTCCACGCAAAAGGCCTCATCTGATGGTCAACTATCACCACGAGGATTGCTACCTCGGCAAAGAAAAGCCCGGCTTTCCTACTAGGGATTGTCGCCAGTGTGAACTGCTTGACAACATCACAGCCTGCAAAGAAACAGTTGCAAAACTGGAACACACAACGCAAGTCATGATGAAAACAATTAGAGAACTTGAAAAAGAATGTGACCGTCTAGAAAGGCTTTACTCAAATGTTCAATCTTGAAGACTATGAACCAGTAGCCCAGCGTCTGGACAGATGGCTCAAGGACTGCCACGTGCGTGGCGTACAACCCAAAGTCATCACCGATCTAGTCCACTACCTGAACGACAAGTGTGTGTTCTCAGCGTCGCTGTACGAGAACGACACGCTCATCTCTACAGGCTGGGCAGAAGAAATTAGGGGAGAAGGCCACATAAATAAAGCCTCGCATCTGGAGAACTGCGAAACAGGTTCGGTCGGTCGAGCTTTGGCAAACGCAGGCTATGCAGGGTCAGATGTCAACAAACGACCGAGTCGTGAAGAGATGGCAAAGGTGCAGCGTGTGACCACAACCAGCTCTGATGGTGTCACGACAGAGCGACCTGCGAACGCACCTAGCGACAAGCAGGTCTGGCTTTACAAGAAATTGTTGAAGGAGGCAGGCAAGTTGCCCCCACTTGACCTGCCAAGCATGGACAAGTTCCAAGTCTCTAAAGCCATTGAAGCCCTGAAGAATAATGAGCCTGAAGAAATTCCACTGCCCGAAGAGGAGCCATTCTAATGGACAAATTGAAAGAGTATGTTTGCACTTATGCGATGCCTAAAGGCGCTGAAAATGAGCCACGTTTTATTGCTTTGTATCAGGAGTATGCACGAGCGATAGCAGAAACAGAAGGCATTATTCAAATTGAAAATGACTATCGCATAGTTCATGACCCATTTGATGTAGACGCGTGTCCAATTATTTATTGCATTGTTAGAGGTCGATAATGACTGAGTTCATCGGCCTTGTAATCATGGTGTTCAGCGTGTTTATGACTGGGCTTCTATTAGGTCAGGCAGGCAAGAAATGATGCCCTATGGCCTCAACGGTGCTTGGCATTACCCAGACTGCACAGCCACAACTAACTACGACCCTGACTGCGACTGTGTAGGCAACATGCTTACGCAAATCAACATTCTGTCTGAGGAATGCAAAAGACTGGCGCAAATCAACCGAACCCTAGAAAGCCAACTTCGCCGTGCCTCCAATGGGTGACGCATCCGAACGCCTGTTCCAAGACAAGGTCGAACACATTGCCAAGATGAACGGCTGGCTCATCTTTCACGCATCCCCCAAAATGGTTAGACCCGGTGTGTGGCGTTCCGACGGTAAAGGCTTTCCAGACCTCTGCCTCGCACACCCACATCGGGGCTGCATCTTTGCTGAACTCAAAAGCCAAGACGGACGACTCAGTCACGACCAGATCATGTGGGCCGAGGCTCTCATAGCGTCAGGCATAGAACACTACGTGTGGAGACCCTCACAACTCGACCTAATCGCTGAACGCCTCGGAAGGTCAAATGTCTGACTATTGGAAAATGACTCCAGAGCAACGCGAGCGTCGCCGTGAACAGATGCGTGAGTACGCACGTGCTCGCCGTCCTGAACAAGCAAGGCGTGATGCTGCAAGAAAACGTGTGCGAGTGAGAACTCGTAGTCAAAGGGCGCATGGCATCTGCCAACAAGTCAAGGATTATGTCATCAGTCAAAAGATTGCAGCTGGACAATGTGTTGATTGTTCTTTGCCGTGTGAAGAATGGAATCATGTCATGTTTGCGTATGACCATCTCGACAGAACACAGAAACTGTTTGCAATCTCTAAGGCCTACAAGATGAAAGATGTGTCTCTTGATCTACTTGAAGCAGAGATCGCCAAGTGTGAACTTGTGTGCCACAATTGCCATGCCTTCAGAACATGGGTAGAAAGAGCACATGACCCGACAGTCCGTCGAGCAACTATCAATGAACTACCACTGATGGAACTAATGACACAGGCTTAGATTATGACTACAACTGAAGACGACCAAGGCCACATACGGGATTGCACTGTGTTGGTGGAACACTCGGAAACGAGGGTAGAGCGTCGCGCCTCACCACTTGTGATGACTTACTTGAATGGCTGTGAGGATAAGCCGATGTGCAGAGTACGAACTACTAAAACGCGAATGGTGTCCACTTCAACAATGTGTCCGGCAACCAAGACTGACAAGTCTGAACTGTGGGGAACACAAACCACACGACCCAAACATGCACAACGAGAGCAACCGAGCCTGCGAGGGCGCTAGCAAGAAAGCCACACACCACAATGACCAAACACTCAGCAACGGCCTACAACTCAAGCGCATACAAACGCATACGCAAACAACTGCTTGCAGACAATCCCAGCTGCAACATCTGTGGAGCAGAAGCAAACACCATCGACCACATCAAACCAGTAGACACCTTCACCAACCCAAACGACGCAAACACCATCGAGAACTGCCGAGTCCTATGCAAACCCTGCAACTCACGCCTCGGCGCTCGATACGTCAACGCAAAAACCAACGGCCACACAGAGCGTTCACAAGTTTTGGATGACGACCCACGGAACACCCCGAACTCTTACCATTCTGTATCCCCCCCAAGTGGGGTAAGGGTTTCCCCGATTGGCCTTGAAAGAACTGAAGGTTTGCCAAGATTGGTTACAAACACGCAGGGTGGTGACCGTGCTCTTTTGCCTATCTTCGAGGAGATTGCAAACCGTGTGCTCGGTGTGACTTTGATGCCTTGGCAGTCTCAGGTCTTGGGCGATCAGCTGTGCAAGGACGAGAACGGACGCTTGATGTTCCGGCAGTCGGTGGTGTCGGTGGCGCGTCAAAATGGAAAGTCGTTTGCATTGCGCGTACTTCTTCTGGGCTGGTTGTTGCACATGCCGATTGAACGTGGCGAACCTCAGACAGTGCTTACAACTGCTCATCGTCTGGACTTGGCAAGTGAGTTGTTCAACAGTCTTGCTCCGATTCTTGAGGCTCAGTTTGATGCGAAGGTGATCTACTCGTATGGTCGCCAGTCGGTCACGATGAAGGATGGCACTCGCTGGTTGGTGAGAGCTGCAACGCCATCGGCTGGTCACGGCTTGAGTGTGGACTTACTTATTGTCGATGAGCTTTATGGTTGCTCGGCTGAAAGTATCGAGGACGGCATGGTTCCGACTCAACGCGCACGGCGTGATCCGTTGATGTCGTGTTGGTCAACGGCTGGCACTGAGGAATCGGTGGTGTTCAAGAGGATGCGTGAGCGAGGCATCGCAGAGATTGACATGGGCATCAGGTCTCGTTTGTATTACGCCGAGTTTAGCCCCCCAGCACATCTGAACCCTGAGTCGCCAGAGGCGTGGCCTTATGCAAACCCTGCCCTCGGAACGACGCTAGAGATGGAAACCATCGAGGAAGAATCACGGCAACCAAACAAGGCTGCCTTCCTTCGCTCGGCTGTAAACATTTGGGTCACCTCGCATCGCAGCTGGCTTGATCAGGGTCTGGTCGCTTCACTCAATGACGCTGGCAAGTTACCTTCTGAGGGTGGCTGGCTTGCTGTGGAATCCTCCACGGATGACATGCGCTTTGTGGGTGTCAGGGCTGTTGAGGTTGGCGACAAAGTGCTCGTCACTGTGGAGTTCATTGTGGACAACTTGCGTGACTTGTGGACATCAGTTGAGAAAGCCAAAGCAGATCACAAAGGTTTACAAGTTGCCTGTGGTGCAACGCTCGACGTGCATCTCTCCCCAGCGATGAAAGGGTCAGCAATTCTTGTTGGCGTTCGAGAGCTGCAAAAGTGGACGACAGTTGTCAGGTCGATGACGATGGCTGGACAAGTTCGCCACACAGGAGAAGAGCTACTGGTCGAACAACTCAACAGGGCAGTCCTCGTCAAGCATCAGGGTCACATGTCTCTCAGCTCGGCTAGATCACCGGGGCCGATTGAGTTGACACGCGCATACGTGTGGGCTGTGGCTATGGCTGGCAAACCCAAAGCACAGACCAGAGTCGCTTACGCCTTTTCGTCATAGTTTCTTTATCTTTGCATAATCGTTGCAAATGCAATAAAGCTGTGTCACAATCACACTGATGGGATTATTCACTCGCACCAATCCACCTGCCTTCGCTGCAGAGCCGGTCAAGGCTGCAGCTGGCGTTGCTGGCGTTGCTGGCTACGGTGTAAACAGTTACATCTCTTGGAGTGGCTCTTTCAAGCGTGAGCAAGCAATTCAGATTCCAACAATCTCTCGCGCACGTGACCTGATTGTGTCGCTCATCTCTGGCCTTCCGTTCAACCAGTATTCGCTCATGTGGGATGAATCAGCCGGTGAATACGAAGAGATGATGATTCCTTCTGAGACTTGGATGACTCGACCTGATCCAAAAGTGTCGCGCCAGTTTTGCCTTGCTTGGACGGTAGATGACCTCCTCTTCTTCGGTCGTGCCCACTGGGTAGTCACCTCACGCTCGTCAACAACTGGTTTCCCTTTGTCTTTCCAGTGGATACCTGCAGCCAACGTGGAACTTCCAAACATGCCCGGCCCACAGTATTGGTCAATGCCGACAGAGATTATGTTCAACGGCATGCAACTTGACCCGAAAGATGTCATCACTTTCTTGTCTCCTATCCAGTCGTGGCTCACCATGGGTGCTCGCGCCATTGAAATCTCTAACCGTCTTGACAATGCAGCAATGCGCTTTGCAAGCAACGAAATTACAGCTGGCTATCTGCAACAGACCAACGGCTCTGAACCTATGGACGGTGAAGCACTCAGTGATCTGTGTGCAGCGTGGTCGCAGGCTCGTCAGCGCAACGCCATTGGCGCACTCAATAGTTCCGTGGAATGGAAGGAGTTCAACAGCGATCCGTCGAAGCTCCAACTTGTTGAGGCTCGCAAGCATCAAATGACTGAACTTGCAAACCTTTGCAATGTGCCACAAGTGCTTGTCGGTGCTGATGCCGGTACAGGCATGACCTACAACAACGTGCAGGAATCGCAACGCGCTCTCTACATGTCAGCCAAGCAATACATCGAATGCATTAGTCAGACTCTCTCTATGGACAATGTCTTGCCACGTGGACGATTCTGCAAACTGGACATCTCTGATTACATCGACCACGACGAAGAAGTCATGGACACTCCAGACCCAATCGCAAATGTGAGGACACAATGAAACTTGACCTATCATCCCCAATTTTCTCAATTATTTCTGCAGGGCCAGACGGCACACCCCGACGCACAATCGAAGGTGTAGCAGTGGAATGGAACACAATTGCAACCGTTTCTTCAGGACAGCAAGTCAAGTTTCTTCCCGGCTCCCTTCCAACTGACGGCCCTGCACCCAAGTTCATGCTTGACCACTCAGCCGACAAGCCTCTTGGCATGGTCGTTGAGCGCGTCGATACTGGCGAGGCAATGTTGTTCTCTGCTCGTGTCGGCCCCGGTCAAGTCCGTGATGAAGTACTTGCCATGGCTGAGA